TCAGAAATTTCAACATAAAGTTTTCCGAATGCAACTCCTCACATATCGGCGATTTATGTCGATGCTGTCTAGCGATTCCGACAATCCCATGACCTGCGGTTTTGTGTACGAGAATCGCATGATTCGCATGAATTGCGGGCATTTTTGGGAACTTAGGTAAAAGATAGGCAAAGGTAGGGTGCTAACCGCTGTCGGGTTTTTCAAAAACTCTCCCCAAAACAAAAAAGAGCCACGCGCGCCTGGAATCCCATGGTGCGCGGGGCTTGTTGGTTTTGGTTCCAGACTAGCCTAGTCCAGGCTCTTGTCTATGTCATAGTCTGTCGGAGCTTGTCAGAGTAGGTTCGAGTACCTATCCCGGTTTATCCGAGCTTATCCGAGCTTGTTTAGTCCAGGCTCTAGTGTTGCCCTGGCTAGAAGGCGTTGTCGTTGAGCCTGCGCTGAAGCTCCCTGACCATTTTGGACGGGTAGTCGACGTATCCGTCTGCGTAAGTGCCGAGGTAGCTTTGCAGCGCCCTGCAAGTGTCAGGGCCGAAGTAGCCGTCCGCATCGACGCCGATCTTCGATTGAAGCGCCTCCACCATGTACGAGCCGCCGCCGCCGTGCTGCCACGACTCGGAGGAGAGCCCGCCTCGGTTGCACGCGTCGAGCGAGGTCGATTGTCCGCTCACGATGCCGTCTACGGGCGTTCCCAGCGCCGACTGTACCGCGCGCGTTGTAGCAGGCCCCCACACGCCGTCCACGTCAAGCCCCGCGCGTGAACCGCTATCGCTTGCTTCCGAGCCGCTGTTGTCGCCAGAGCCTCCCTCGATGGGCGCGGTGGAAACTCCGTCGTAGCTAGGCCGCACGACGCAGCAGATGGAGCCGTAGCCGCGCTGACGGCGCGCGACGACGCCGCCGTTCGACTGCGACCCCGCGCTCCCGCTCGACGTGTTGCCCTCGATAGTCGTCATGTACCCCTCGTCAGGGTGGTTCTCCTCGACGATGCCGATATGGTCTGCCAGGCCGTCGCCGCCCCAGTCGAAGAGCACGAGGTCGCCAGGCTCGGCGTCCTCGTTGTACGGGGTGCACCCCGCCTCGCGACCCGCGTTGACGATGTCGGGGCAGTATGCGCTCGGCATGCCCGCGCAGGGGACGCCCGCCCAGTCCAGGCAGTAGGAGGCGAACATGGCGCAGTAGGGGACGCCGCTCACGCCGAAGTACGGCTCGCCCGTCTTCTCGGCGAGCCAGCGCCCGAAGACCGTGCCCTCCTCTGGGTCGGTCCATCGCGAGTAGCCGATCCAGTCGCGTGCGCAGTAGAGCACGTCGCTAATCGTCCCCATTGCTGTCCTCCTTCGGCTCGAAGTCTGGCTCGTCGTGCGAGTCCTGCGACTCGATGAGCCGCTTTCTCTCGTCCGTCAGCTCGCCCATGCCTAGCCCTCCTTCGGCTCGTCGTAGGTCATCGCCTGCTCGCTGTCTCCCACGCCCGCCGTGGTCGGGTCGGCCACGATGCCCAGTATCGCGAGCAGCGTGAAGACCGTGCCCACGATGGCGACAAGCTGCGCCTGCAAGTCCCCGAAGTCCAGCTGCACCCCGACGACGGCGCACACCTGCTGGACGAGGAGCAGCAGCGCGGGAATCAGCGCCAGCCAGAATGCCTTGTTCCTCACTCGTACTTTCCAATTGATGCTCATTGCGTTCCTCCAATCTTCATGTCTTCCAATCTCTCGACGCGCTCCGCGAGCTCGTCGTGACGCTTCCAGGCGGTCGCCGCGTCTGTTTCAAGCTTGTACGTGCGCTCGATGACGGAGTTGTGCTTCTCAACTTTTGTTGACAGCACGTCCATCTTGGTCTCAAGCACCGACAAGCGGTTAGAGATGGCCACGTACGTGCCGCACGCCGCGAGCACCGCGGACATCACCGCCGACGCGATGGGGATTACTAGCGTTGACATCTCAAGCTCGATCACGCCGCACCGCCTAAGCCTTGAGGTACGTGACGGACCAGTACTCGTTGTTGCTGACTGCCTCGGTCACCTGCACGCTCATAACCCCGTCGTCCCCGAGCGTGCCCGACATGACGGGAGCCTTCCAGACCGAGTTGCGGCAGAAGACGACGCCAGCCTGGTACTTCGCCTTCGGGCACCCCGTCAGGGTCGCGCTCAGCCAGCCCCCCTCGTAGGCGTTGATGCGCCCGGCCATGAACACGAGCCCTCCGCATGCCGTGCACACGTCGACCGAGATGCGCCCGTCGGACGAGCTGACGGCGTAGCTCGCCTGCCCGAGCGAGGCGAGCGGCGCGACCGTATCGAAGAGCTTGACGGGCGCCCCCGCGTTGATGCCGTCGAGCGGGATGCGCCAAAGCTTGAGGTCGTTGGCCGTCACCTCGGGGTCGGCCGCCGCGTCCGCGGATGGCGTGCCCTTGATTACCACGGGCGTGATGCTCTCGATGCCGCTCCCGTCCTTGGCGTAGCGAGCCACAATCAGGTCGTTTCGCTTCTGGCCCTGCGTGCCCGACTGGACGGTGAGGCTCACGGCCGCCTGGTTCCAGAAACGCTTGCCGCCGACCATGCCGACGCCCGTGCCGACGAGGCACGTGTTCGCGTTCGTCATGACCGCCTTGAAGTCGTCGCCCCACTTCATCACGCAGTCGCGCTTGCCGATGGTGGCCTCGTTGAGCGCCGCCAGGTCGTCGCTTGAGATGTGCGGCGTGCCGAAGCACGCATCTACAGCCTCGAATGACATGTCATGCCGTCCTTTCGTAGAGAAATGCGCCCACGGAGGGCCTTTCGACCCAGGTCCCGCCGTACAAGGTCCCTGGGTTTGTGTGGATAGTCGTCATGTAGACGCACCCGACGGGGTGCGCCTCCAGAAAGCCCGCGGCCGACGGCGCGGACGCGAGGTTGATGGTTACGTCGGCGGACCCGTCGAACGTCGCGCTGCCCGTGGCCGCGCCCGCGAAGGTTATCCTGCGGGCCGTCTTGAGCTTCTCCGCCGAAGCGGCCTCCGTCGCGCTGTCCGCCGACCCGATGAAGTGCCCGTTGCCCTCGTCGTCCCACGAGTAAAGGTGCCCCGTCCTCATCATCTCGTTCGCAGGCACCCACACGCTTGTGCCGTAGAGGTCGATGGTGCACACCTCCGGGCGTTTCCCCGGAACGTCCTCCTTTTTGGCGAACACGAAGCGCCATCCGTACGTGTTCGTCGTCTGGCTCGCTAAGCCTCCGAATGTAAGCTGAGGCAGGTCGACGACGTTCGGCCCGGACCACCCGGTCATCTCGACGGGCGAGACGCGCTCGACCCACGTCCCCTTCGCGCCCAGCGTCGACGTCTCGACGCTGCACAGCAGGTTGCTCCCGCCGTTGGTCGACACCCACACGAGCGCGCTCTGCACGAGCCCGTACCGCCCGTCGACCGGCTCGTAGGTGATGCGCAGCATGTCGCCGAACGCCCCCGAGGCGTTCGGCCCGCCGAGCCTGTAGCCGTTGCGCGGGTTCGGCATCGACGCGAGCCGGCGCCTGTGCGCGTCTCCCGAGCCGTAGTCGAGCCACGTGGCCCCGCCGTCGGTCGAGTACTCGAGCTTGATGCCGGAGGGCGGCAGGAACGCGCTCACGCAGCGCCCCGCCCCCATGACGCCGACGTGGACCGGGTCCACGCGGCCGGCGCACGCGCTACGCGGGGAGAAAGCGACGTCGAACGCGGAATGCGAGTGCGACTTTGCCGCGTACACGGCATCAGCCTTGCCCTTGATGTAGCTCCAGAGCGCGCTCACGGGTCGGCGGTGGTACGTGGTCTTGGACGTCCCCCCGCGGGCGTACTGGCAGATGTAGTAATCCGCGTCGGACGGCGTGTCGGCTCCCGTCGCGAGCCTGTTCAGCGCCGCGCTCACGCCCTCCGCCGTGTCGTCGACCTTCTTGGCGAGCAGCTTGTCGACCATGTCGCGCAACTGGGCGAACGCCTCTGGCCCCATCAGGCCGCGCGAGCCGCCCATCAGGCGAACCAGACCTTGACGTCGTTGGCGGTCACGTAGTCGACGTTGCTCTGGATGACGTCGAAGTCGGTGTCCGAGACGGAGGCTCCCTTCGCCGTGTTGGCGATGATCATGTCGCCGCTCTCGCACTGCTGCCCGGCGTACTCGCCGGCGGTGCGCACGAACCAGTACCAGCCGGGCTTGTAGGCCGTCTTCACGATCTCGGTGTAGCTGTTCGCCGCGCCCTGGTAGGCGGCGGCGTTGGTGACGGCGGCGTTGACCGCGTTCTGCACGAACGCCGTGGTCGCGAGCTGCGTGTTGTTGCTGCCCGCCGCCGGCGTCGGGGCGGTCGGCGAGCCTGTGAGTTGGGGCGATGCCAGAGGCGCCTTCTTGCCGAGCTCCGCGCTGACGGCCTTGTTCTGGACGGGGTTGGCGCTGGTCGACGACAGCGCCGAGTCGATGGTCGGGTAGGGCGGCACCTGCCACGTGCCGTCGCTTCGGAGGTAGCGCGTGGCCGTGCCCATGGCCGGAGCCGGCACCAGGCCGCGAGACCCGGCAGCCGACGTTGTGGCCCCCTTGAAGTCGCCGTATGTGGTGTCCTTCTCCGCCTGCCACTGAGCCGTGCCGTCGCTCGCCCATGCGAGGATTTGGCCCGCAGCCCCGCCTGCCGGGATGTGCTTGTTGCCCGGGGTCGTCGGGTGCGAGTAGTTGTTCGCGCCGGCGGCAACGCCGTCGAGCTTCTTCTTGTCGGCCGCCGTCATGAGGCCGTGCGCGCTCTGGGTCGCGTCGGCGTAGGTGGTGTCCGTGTCCTTGTAGTAGGGCACGCCGTCGATGATGGGGGCCGGGGTGTACCCGGCCGCGCTCGTCACGTCGCTGGTCGTCTTCACGCCGCCGAGCGTCCCCTTGCCGGCGGTGGGCAGGACGTAGTTGTTCGCGCCCGCCGCCACGCCGTCGAGCTTCGCCTTGTCGGCGGAGGCCATCGCGCCCGGCGCGCTCTGGCTCGCCGTCGGGATGGTCGCCGTGCCGATGATGGCCGGGGACGACTGCCCGTTCTTGAGCTGGATCTGCAGGCCGCTTATCGCGATGCCGGCCGCGAAGTTGCTCCGCGTCTGCACCGCCATCTCTCGCCCGGCGTCCTCGCTGAGCACGCGCCCTGTGGACGTCGAGCTCGCCGCGTCGTAGGGCACGTCCGTGGGGAGGTTCCCGTTTGCCATGTTGTTCCTTCCTCTCTCATGCGAACCATGCGTTCGCGTCGCCTGCGCCGGCGCACTCCACGCCGACGGTGACCCGCCGATCCGCCTTCTGGACCGTCACGGGGTATGCGGCGGCCACATCGCCGACGGTGCCGGCGGCAAGGTCCCCGACGGCCTTGCGCGCCTCGTCGGCCCTGGACTCCACGGCCGCGAGCGCCGCGGCGTCGACCTCCGCCGAGAACGTGTAGTCGCTCAGGGTCAAGCCCTTGCCCGCCAGGTAGGCGTGCCCGCCGTCGCTTTCCGCCTTGCCGCTGCTGCTGGTCTTGGTGGTGGTCTCGGAGCCGACCTCGTAGCTGTACGTGGCCACGCCGCGGGACACCTTCACGATTTTCTTCGCGACCGTGGCCGACACGGTGCGCCCGTGCGCGTTGTCGCGGGCGGAAATCACGTCGCCCACGTCCACGTCTATGTCGTCGTGCGCTTCCACCTCGACGCTGCCCTGCGTCTGGTACTCCTGGAGCTTCTTGCGGCCCTCTTCCTCCAGCTTCTCCTCGTCGACGTTGCTGTAGTCGTAGAGGGCCGCTATCTCGTCCACGCCGAAAAGGCTCTGCGTGTGCGACACGTTGCCCGCGGAATCGGCGTAGAAGTGGACTACCGCGCGGTCCTCCAGCTCGCCCGTGCCGGCGCAGACCAGGTGGTTGACGCAGCGGTGCACCGAGGTGAGCGTGAAGTCGAGCAGGTCGCTGTCCACCTTGCTCGCGTAGTCCACCGCGGGAGGCAGCGACAGCTCCACCTTGCCGCCACGGCGGCGCATCGCCACCTTGCGGCCGTTGGCCTTCGCGAGGGCCTTGAGGCCGCTGTATCCGTCGCAGAAGCGCTCGAAGGTGTGGCTCACCTCCGTATCGTCTGAAGCGGCGGAGAAAAGCCCGGAGAGCCCCATGCGCCCGATGAGCGACGCGAGCACCTCGCCCGCCTTGCCGATGACGCTGAGGCGGGCGCTGCCCTCGTCGGGCAGAAGGCGCTTGCCCGCGAGGATTCCGTGCCACGTGCGGCCGCTGCACGTCACAGTGCCCGAAGCGTCGCGCCCCGCCTCGTAGCTCGCCTCGTCCACCACGCCGCCGTACTCGCTCCCGTCCACGAACACGAGCTGCCCCTCGCGGGGCGCGAGCCCCTCCGCGCACGTCAGCTCGAATGCGTTCTCGTCGCTGCCGAAGGCCAGGTCGAGCTCGAAGTCCAGCAGCTCGCGGAGGTCCCCGCGCTCGGGGTCGTGCACCACTAGGACCATGGCGGCTCCCCCTCCTCCTCGTACCAGGTCAGGTCGAAGCCGAAGGACTTGTCCCACTCGACCTCGTGGCCACCCGGCGATACGGGCTGGAAGATGTACTCGCCGCCGCCGAGGCCATCGCCGCGCCGCGCCTTCGCGAAGACATCGACGGCCGAGCCGTCGGCGTTGACGAGCGTCACCGAGCGCGGGGAGGCCAGCGGGTCGACGACCAGGTAGCCGCCCTCCGGCACCACGGCTTCGACGCGGTACAGGTTGCCGTCGATGCGAACGGACGGATCGATGCACGGCCCGTAGAAGACGAGCCGCAGAGGCGTCTCGCCCCACTCCCCCGCGTCGAAGCGAGTGCGCGGCGATGGTGCCGCAAGGTCGTGCGGCAGATCGTAGGGCAGGTCGAGGGAGTCGCCGTCGCCCGCCTTCGGCGACTGCGGCTCGAAGGACACCGTGTGCCCCTTGCGCCACACGCCGTCGAGGAGCACGACGGTGGCCTCCGCCTTGTGCCAGCCGCCGAACACGTCTGCAGGCTCGCACTCGACGATGTAGGCGCGCTGCTCCCACCCGTCAGCCAGCAGCTTCCCCGGCGTGCCCCTCGCCATGTCGCGGTCGGCGACATGCCTGAGGGCGTCGGCCCTGGCGGGGTCAGTGAACACCAGCGTCAGCGAGCACTTGCGCGCTTTGCGCGTGACGCCCGTCAGCGACGCGTAGCCGAGCGAATAGCTCCAAGAGCGGCCTCGTACGCCGACTGCGGTCCCCGCGAAGACGCCAGCGCCGTCGAGCGAGACCTCGATCGCGCCCGTGCCGGAAACGTACAAGAGCTTAGGCATACGCCACCGCCTTCCTGGCCTTGCGCCCGAACTCCTTCTCGCCCATCACGGGCGTGAACTCTTCGATGATCGACGGCAGGTTCGCCGCCAGCCACGCGATCACAAGCTCGCCAGACTCGTCCGCACCACCAGCCACGCCGACCGCTGCCCGTGCAGTGCGGACGGAGCCGACGCCGACGCCGACCGACGTCGAAACGCCGAGATCCGCAGCGCCCAGCGCGTCGTGAACGGCGCTCATCGCGCTCGCCGCGCGGGCAGCGACCTTCGGGGCGGTTGCGACGATCGCGCCGCCGAAGTCGCCCATGAGCGCGCGGCCTGAGTACGTCGTGTACCCGTGGCCTGAGAAGGGGCCCTTCTTCGCGGGGGAGAACGGGAACAGCGCGCGGATGCCCTCAAGCGCCTGCGAGATTGAGTCTGTGACGCTGCCGAGGGCGTTCATAACGCCGTCTTTCAGGCCGTTGAGCAGCGCTTCGCCAGAGCCGACAAGCCACTCTCCCGCGCCCGAGAAGAACCCGATGATTCCGTCGTAGAGGCTCGTGAGGCCGTCCATTACGCCCTGGATGCCGTCGGACACGCCCTGCTGGATTCCAGCCCAGGCGTCGGCGAGCGCCTGCTGCACGGACTCCCATGCGCCAGTCCACGCGGAGATGACCGAGCCGAGCACGCTCACGATGGCGGAGAGAACCGCGTCGATTGCTGTCGTGACCACGCTCAAGATGCCGTTCCACACGTCGAGGATGAGCGCGCCGATTCCGTTCCAGACCGCCGTCCAGTCGCCGTTGATTGCCGCGAGCACGATGGTGATGACGTCGTTGATGGCAGTCATGACGGTGGTGATGATTGACTGGATGACAGGCCAAACCGTGTTGATGATGCCGCCAATGAAAGCACACGCCGTGGCGAAGGCCGCCTGGACTATAGGCCACACGACGCCCACCACAGTCTGAATCGCGAGCATGACGCCGCCCACGATGTACTCGATGGCAGGCCATGCCGCCTGTACGACCGCCGAGATGACCGTGCAGGCTGCCGTTATGTAGCTCACGATGGTCGGCCACACGTCCTGGATGAATGTCTCAACAGCGCCCATTGCGGTCGTGATGACTGACTGGATGAGCGGCCACGCAGCGTCGACGATGCCCTGGATTGCGGTGCAGGCCGTCGAGAACGCGTTCTGGATTATCGGCCAGGCCGTCTCGACGAACTCCCGCGCCGTCTCCATCGCCGTGGAGATGGCCTGCTCGACGCAAGGCCACACCTGCTCGATGACGCCGCCGATGAAATCGCTCGCAGCCGAGACGGCTCCCTGGATTTTCTGCCACGCTCCGTCTACGGCGTTCTTGACGTCCTCGTTGGTGTTGTAGAGCGCCGCGAGGGCCGCGACAACCGCAACGATTCCAGCGATTGCGAGCCCGACGGGGCCGCCAGCCACCGCGACGAGCGCGGTGCCGATCGCTTTGATTCCGCCAGCGACTGCGGCGATTTTCGCGAGTCCAGCCACGACGGGCAGCATCAGCGCGAACGCGCCGACCGCCGCCGCGACTGCCGGCGCGATCGTCTCGAATGCGTCCTTGATGCCGTCGAGCGCGCCAGTCGGCAGAGCGTCGGCGATTCCCGAGAAGGCTCCCTTGATGGCGTCGACGCCTGTAGAGATTACCTCCTTCGCCCCGCCGACGATGGTCGCGATTGCCCCGCCGATGACGGAGAACTGGCTCGTGAACGAGTTGATTGCTCCGCTGATGTTCTCAGCGCCAATCGCGTCGATGACCAGCTGGACGGCCTTCGACACGCGGTTGCCGATGTTGTCGATTGCGGTCCCGATGCCCTGCGTGGAGTCCTTCGCCTGCTGGGCGAACGATGCGAAGGAGTCACCGCCCTCCTTGTCGAGCGTCATCATCATGGCGTTGAAGTCGCTCATCGAGACAGTGCCGTCTTTGAGCGCTTCGTAGAGGTCCATGCTCGACGACCCAGCTCCGAGGAGCGCGGTGGCCATCTGGTTCAATTGGCCCGGCATGACCTCTTGCAGCGTGCGCCAGTCCTGCAATTCGGGCTTGCCCTTGGACAGGATTTGCGAGTACTGCTGCATGGCGCGGCTCACGTCCGCCGCGGACGCGCCCGAGGCAAGGCACATGTCGTTGAACGCGATGCCGATGTTCGTCGCCTCGTCGAGGTTCGAGGAGAGCGGCGCGAGCTGCTGAACCATGCCCGTGAGCGCGGGGAGCGACGTCGGCAGGCCGTCGATTGCCCCGCTCATCTTCTTGATTGACGCCGTCGCCTCGTCTCCTGAGTACCCGAGGTTCTGCATGACCTTCGGGAAGTTGTTCATCGTGTCCACGCGGTTGATTGCGCTGCCGAGCGACGACGAGATGGCGCTGATAGCCGAGCTCGTCACGCTCGACACGACGCCAGCGATGGCGCCAGCCTTAGCGGAGAACGCGCTGCTGTACTTCGACCCCGTTTCGCTGCCAGCCTTCGCGCCGACCTTCGAAGCGCCGTCGAACGCGCCGCTCAGCTGCTCGGCTATGCTCCCGCTCAGGTTGTCGAACTTCGGCGTGAGGAGGACTGAGCCTTTAGCGACGTCTGGCAATTCCAATCACCTCTCATTCGCCTTCTTCGTGGCCGCGCGGCGCGAACAGCAGCGCATGGACGCGCTTCTGGTCTACGCTCGGGCGGCTCTTCTTCTCTTTCCTCGCCTTCGGGCGCGGTATCGGCTTGGGCTTCCTGCCCTTGCCGCCGCCCATGCCGTAGGCGATGTTTGCGAGCTGGTCTGCGATGAGCGCGAGCAGGTAATCGCTAACGTCCCAGTTCAGCTCAGGGTGTAGGCGTCTGATGGTGCGCGATTCGGCGGGCAGCTGCACCGCGAGGCGCAGGCACTCGCCGAACGCGAGGTTGTCAAGCAGCTCCTCGGAGTCCAGCCCGTAGAACTGCCTGAAGTCCGCGTGAAGCTCGTCCCAGTGGCCATCGACCAGCTGGACGAGCGCGGCTAGTTTTTTAGGTCGATGTTCTCGAAGATGCCGTTCTCGATGCGCATGATCTCCTCGAAGTCCTCGTAGCCCATCTTGGCCCGCACGACCTCGCACACCTTCGCGTCGACGTCTCCGCTGAAAACGTAGTCGTAGAGGGCGAGCGCGTCTGCCACTGGGGCGTCCTCGCCGCGCTTCTCGTAAGCCTGGAACTTGGCGAACATGCGGATGAACTCTCGCGACTTGATTCGCCGCGCGTCCACGCGGTAAACCTCGCCCTCGAACTCCACGTCGCGCTCCCAAGGCTGCCTTGTCGGTGCAGTCTCTGGTTCATCCTTCTCGTACCCCATGTAACGTGCCGTAATGGCCTTGCGCTGCTCCTCCTTCGCGAGCGCGTAATCGCGGAGCTGCTCGGGCGTCATGTCTTCGATGTTCATGTTCAATCCTTTCGGTAGGCCGTGGAGGGCGGTCAAGGCGGCTCACGCGCCTACTACGTGAGCAGCCCTGGCCGCCCTCCATGCGGGGAGTGGTTCCCTGTCTTATGCTGTTGCAGTGTCGTAGATGTACTCGCGCAGGCAGTCGCCTTCGAAGAAGGTGGACGGCAGGCACTTGATAGTGGGCTTGTACCCTGCGAGGTCGGAGTTGTTGTACTCGACGTCGTCGCGCTCGACGATGACGCCGTTCGGGATGACGATGCGCTTCACCTTCGTCGCAGACACCACGCAGTCGAACACGTAGAGGTGCGAGCCCGAGAAGTTCTGGTTGTGCCTGATGGTGGTGGTTGCGCCCGATGCGGACACGTTTGAGTCTCCGAAGACGCACTTGAGGACGGAATCGCGGGATTCGAGGAACATGACCTCGACCGACTCTGCGTAGGAGGTCATCTGCGAGTCGATGGTCTTCCCGGACCAGTCGGGCGTGTCGTTGGAGTCGGTGTCGGTGACGAGGGTCACGCCGTCCTCTGAGACGTAGCCCAGGGACTTGAGGACGCTTGCCGACTCCTTGCACAGTTCGTCGAGCGTCTTGGTCATGTCGATGTAAGCGGTCGGGTCGGTGCCTGCGGGAGCCACGCACGCGTAGCCGCCCTCGCGGCCCTTGCCGATGCCGATGTTGGACGTGTCTAGCATTGTTTCAGCCATTGCTGTTCCTTTCGGTGGTGTAGTTGTCTGTTCGCCAGTGTCGGTAGACGCGTTGTCCGCCATGTCTTGCTTCCTTTCTCGCTGCCGTTACGGGCGCGTCACCGCGTAGAAGTCGAGCTGGTAGCGCGGCGATCCGCTCGCGGGGTCGAAGAAGCTGTATATCCCGCCGATTGAGCACGAGCACACGCTCGGGCACGTCTCGCGCATGCCGAGCAGCACCTCGCGCGCCATGAGGGCGAGCGCGTAGGCCTCGGCCTCCGTCTCCGCCCACACCTGGACGGCGAGGTTCGGCGAGTCCTTCCCGAGCGCGTACCCGCCGCCCGTGCGCTCCACGGTCGCGAAGCGCGCGGGGCGCTTTTCTGGCACGGTCGATCTTGCTGGGATTCCCAGCCCTTTCTTGAGCGCGGCGCACGTCGCCGCGATCACGTCGAAGCTCATATGCCGCATCCTTTCTTGAGGGTGTTGCGCAAGCGGTTGTCCACGTGCGCCTCGACGTTCGCGCAGTAGACTTTCGCGCCCGCCGTGTGGTCGAGCATTTTCAGCTCCGACTCGTAGATGGGTGCGTTTCCTGAGTGGACAGGCTGCGCGAGCGAGTTGCATCGCTGCGCGGCCTTGTCTGCCTGCGAGAGGAGCAGCTCGCACACGCCCGGGCTTTTCGCCACCTCGATGACCCCGCTCGGGATTACCTTGATTTTTCCGTCGAGCCTGGCGCCCCATCCGCTACCCATCGCACGCCTCGCATCCGACGGCGCGGTTCCATTCGCCGGGGCAGTTCGCGTCCAGGTAGGGATGCGGGTCGCCCACGACGGCGTAGGTGCGCCCGCCGTACCGCACGGAGCAGCCTTTGAGCGAGCGCGCGTACGCCTTCGGGAAGTGGAAGGTCATCGCGACGGTCACGCCATCGGGGCGCGACGCTTCCAGGTCTTCGGTCGCGCCAGGCTGCGGGAGCACGTCCTCGACCGTCTCAACGGTCGGCTCTCCCGCAACCTCGTTGCCGTGCGCGTCGACCGTCGGGCTGCCAGGCCTTAGCACCTCGACGGTGACTCCGCTAATCAGCCTCATAGCGACCACCCGCCTGCATCCTGCACGATGCGACCGCCCCGCTGTTCAGCCCGAGCAGTTCCAGCTCGGACGGGAGCGGCCTCATGTACTGGTCGAAGAACGTCGCCTGCGCCGTATAGCTTCCCGCCGTCTGGCTGAGCTGGGAGACTCCCGACATGCCCCTCGGCACGGACAGCGCGCGGCTCACCATCGCCATGCAGACGGTGGAGAGGTTGATGTCGAGAACCTCGTCGTAGCCCTCCTCGTACCCTTCCAGCTTCGCGAGCAGGTAGCCTGTCGCCCGCATGAGCAGCGTTTCGAGCTGCTTCTCGTCGGCTACCGCGCCGTATGCGGCCACGTAGTCGTCGACCGTCGCAAACGCCTTGATAGCCATGGGCGGTCACCCCTAGCCGGCGACTGTGCCGTTGTCGATGCGGACGAAGTCGGCGAGGTCGCGCACGACGAAGCCCACCTCGAACTCGCAGCGGACGGCGAACATGTTGCGCTGCCAGAGGTTGAGCGTCTTGTTGCCGCTCGTGAGCGTTGCCTGGTCGGAGATGGAGATGTTGACGTCCTTGACGACGCCGTAGCGCGCGTTCGCCCAGTCGCCGCCGAAGCCGATGACCTCTGCGGACTTGGTGCCCGAGGTCACAGCAGCCTTGTGCGCCGCCTTGGTGAAGCGGGTCGGCACGGAGAGGACGTGCCCTACCGCTCCGTCGGTCTGCACGTTGTTGATGAACAGCGGGCGGTTGGTGGTGTCCTTGGTCTTGAGCAAAATCGTCTTGGCCTGCGGGGACAGGACGAAGGCGTTGAGGTCGCCGTCGTTCTCGGAGACCTTGCCGATCGCGTCCACGAACGCGTCGTAGGTCTTGGTGGACGCGTCGACCACGTTGGTGACGCCCTTGAGGTTGTCGAAGCCCGTGCCGGGTGCGTCGCCGAACATCACCGTCTCGTCGAACTTCTTGGCGATAGCGAACGGCAGGCGGGAAACCAGCTCGTTGTAAAGGGCGGTCGTGTTGTCGCGGAACTGGTTTGAGAACGGCTCGATGATTGCCAGCGTGTAGCCTTTCATGTCCTTGGTGGTCAGGGTGTGCTGGGACACGGGTTTGTTATCGGTCTCGGTGACCCAGTCGGCGGCGGGCTCGCCCGTGATGACGGGGATGGTCAGGCCGTTGCCCGGGAGGTCGATGCGCTGCGCGATCTGCATGATCGCGGAGTTCTCGAGGGTTTTGCCCCAGATTTCCGAGGAGACGGAAGAGGGGAGGGTGATGGAGGTCGTGCTGATGCCTTCGGCCATGGTTTGGTTTCCTTTCTAATTGAAGGCTGTCTTCATGAATTTCGCGAAGTCGTCCTTCGCTGACCCGCCCGCCTTCGCCACGTCGGCGTGCTTGCCGTCGCCGAGGACTACGGGCACAGTGGGCTGCTTGTTCGCCGCGTACTTCTCCTTGAGCACGTCGGCCTTGCTTGCGAGCTCGTCACGGTCGCCCGCCGACACCATCTCAAGCAGGTCTTCGGGTACGCCCGTCTCTGCGGACACCTCGCTAATCCACTGCCTGCGGTCCTTCTCGGCCTGCAGCGCGTCCGCGCGGGCCGTGGCGTCCGCGAGCTGCTGCTGAAGCTTCTCCTGCTCGGTCATCTGCGATTCCTTGAGCGACGCAAGCTCGTCGGCGGCGTCCTTGTTCGCCTTAGCCTTGCGCTCCCATTCGCGCGAGTGCTTCTTCAGCTCGTTGTACTTGGCTTCCCAGTCGGTCGGCTCTTGCGCGCCGTTCGGCTCGCCCTGCTCGCCCTGCTTGTTGCCCTGCGTCTCGTCTGCCATGACGAATCTCCAATCCGCGCCGTGCGGCGCTGTCCCCCGTGGCCGTGCGGCCTCGGGATGCGGTCAGATATGAAAAAAGCCGCTCGGAAGCGGCTTCGTTCATCGTGTGATTCGGCGCATCTGGGTCAGCCCAGACTCGCCCTTTGCGTTGGGGTCTATGAGTATCGCCGTCTCGCCCTCCTTGAGGGCGGCCAGCGCGGCCTTCTCGGCGTCGCCCATTCCGTCCACGAGCACGACGTAGTGGCCTTCCGTGCTCGTCCCGCCGTCTTCGCGCGCCTTTCGGAGCCCAGCGATGGAATCGGACACGGAGCCGCCCGTGGCGTCTCCCATGCCCCATGCGAGGCCGTTCATGCGGAGCGGCGCGCCGTCGCGCTCGGTGATGGACGTCGCGAGGCCGTGTGCGGCGAGCTGGTCTGTCCATTTGGAGTACTCGGACTTCTGGGAATCTGCGGGCTTGCCCTCCCAGCTCCACCCGCGGGAGCGCATGTTCAGCTCGTTGCAGATTGAGTCCGTGATGCGCTTGTTGACCTCGGACGCCTCTGCGCCCGGCATGCTCGCTCGGATTCCCTCGGGGTTCACCGTCTCGCGGGCGTCGAGGTAGGCGTCGTAGAGCCAGTCGGGGTCGTACCCATCCACAACGGTGGTGGAGTCGCCCGCGACCACGCGGCAGTCGCATCGGTCGTGGAAGCGGTTGAACGCGAAGCCCGTGTAGCCCGCCGACTGCCTTGACTTGTAATCGAAGCCTCGGCTCGCGAGCATGAGGCAGAACCCGCACGTCTCCTTGCCCGTCGGGACCCGCGCGTAGCGCACGCCCTTTCGGTAGTCGCGCTCGGAGTTGCGTATAGTGGTCTTGCTCGCCGCGCGCCCTACCGCGCCGTGGGCCTTGGCGGAGAGCGCGTCGGCGAACCTCGCGAAGTCGCCGCCCGACGCCTTGCGCGCCGAGGCGACCGCCCCGGACGCGGTCGCCGACACCTCGGGCATGGCGGGCTGCGCGGCGATTCCAAGGCGCTCCATGGTCGCGTCGTAGGCGTCGCACGCAACGGACGCGGCCTGCCCGCCGAACTGCTCGACGCACGAATGGAACACCTGCTCGGCGAACGCCTCCATATCGTCCCAGGTCAGCGTGCCGCCGTTCATGTTCCAATAGGAGAGGAGCGCGCTCTGGACGAAGCGGTAGGCCGCGTCCTGCTGCGCCGCGACTTGCTGCGTGTACCCGTCAAGCTCGCTAGCCGATATCCGGAGCATCGCCATCACCCTTCGGCTGCGGCGGCTGCTTCGCGGTCGCGGCCTGCATCGCCGCCTGCGACGCCGCCTGGACGATTGCCGCCTGGCGCATCTCGCGCAGAATCTCGTCGATGACGGGCTCAGCGTACCCGAGGTCGCGCCAGAACTGGCGTGTGAGCGAGTAGGATGGCGCGGCGCTGTTCACCTTTATCGCGAAGTCGGCGTTCGCCGCCTTGGACGGGCGCAGGACGTCGGCGAAGCGCGGGGCGATGTCGGCATTGGCGAACGCCTCCACGTCCTCGGTGCCGAGCGCCATGCGGGCGACGTTGCCTAGCGCGATTCCGTTCATGCGGTTGACGTGCTCCGCCTCCACGATAAGCCGCTGCTGCGCGGCGAACATGGCCTCGGAGGACGTGGGGTTGTCGAAGACGATTCCCACCTCGTCGAGCGGGATGCACGCCTCGCTCGCGAACTGCTTGCCGAGCATCTCCAGGTGGTCGATGTGCGGCTGCATGGTCATCTGCGAGAGCTGCCCGAGCTGCGGGACGTCACCGTTCTTGTTCGGCGTGACCAGCAACATGCTGTCCGCGTACATCTCCACCTTGCGCTTGGCCATGTCCTCGGCGGTCTTCTTGTCCACGCCGAGCAGGTATCGCATCGGCCACGTGTAGAAGGTCGCCGTTATCTCCGTTCGCGAGCCGACGCACAGCGCGCGGTTGATGAGGCTGCGCACCGTCGCGTTGATTCGCGACTTTCCGAACGGACGGGTGAGCGACGGGCGGTATCGGAGCGGCTCCATGAGCGGTCGCCCGAACGGGTTCGCCGCCTTCTCGGACTCCCACGAGTCGCCGACCTTGCGGCATGAGTACGTGTACTCGTCCGTGTATATGTTCACCCACGTCGGCACGCGGTGCCCGCCCTCGTCCACGTCGATGTCAACGACGCAGATTCCAGCCTTGATGCGATTGCGGCGCTCGTCCCAGATTGCCGCCGCATCGAGCGCGGAGTGGGCTGAGACGATCGCGCCAGGCTCGCCCTCGAGCCCGCGCGAGACGGTGATGAACGCGCACGAGTCGGTGAGCTCGCTCGTCACTGCCTGCTCGTAAAGCTCGATGAGCGACGTGAGCGGCACGAGCGATTCGAGCGCATCGGCGTCGGTTCCATCGAAGCCTTCGAGCACAGAGCGGTTCGCCAGCACGTCCACGCACTTGCCACCCCACCCTGACACAATTTCCAGCTCGGTGAGGTCGCTCGGCATGGACGAGTCGGTCGTGACTGGCCTCACCTTGCCGCGGTAGAAGGCCTCGTTGCGGATGTTGGAGCTCAAATGCCGCTGCCACTCGGCAAGCAGCTTGTTGAAGACGGCCACCTCGTCAGTGTCCAAGTCCATCATGGACGGGCTGACCTGGTAGAGCGTCGGGTTTTCGATAATCATAGAATCACGCATCCCCCGTCAGGGTCTCTCTTGGTTGTCTTCGCCGCCCAGTAGGCGATCACAGCGGCCTCTATAGGCGTGGAGTTGTCGCCGCCGTAAGCCCATCCGCCGTCGCTGCCTATCGGGCGCTTGCGGGCTTCCATGGCGCTCGCGTTCAGCGCGGCCTGCGCATCGTCGTCGCCGCCGTCCCAGTGGGCCACGGCCTTGTCGATGAGCGCCTGCGAGAACATGGACGTCGCGGCAACCACGTTCGCCGTGGAGGTCGCGTAGAGCGCCTGTCGCGGGTAGTAATCGCGCAGGCGGTCGATGAGCGCGGCGGCTCCGTTGCGGCCGTCCACGGCGATTGCTGCGGTCGTGTCGGCCATCTGCTCGGTGCAGAGGAAGCTGGTGAGCCATGACAGGCCGTCGGCGAGCGTGCCCTGGCCGATGTGCTCCACGTAGGCGCTGCCGTCCTCTTGCAGGCGGCATGCGCACAGGGCGATTTGGGAGCCGTCGGGCGAGAACTTCACGCCGAACGCCTTCTTGCCGCTCGTCGGCACGTCGGCGCGCGCGAGTGCGAGCGAGTGCCAGAGGGACTCGTCGATGACGCTCGCGGAGCTTGAGCCGCTCCACCAGTCCAGGCGCTCGTGTGCGAATCCCGAGATGTTGCCCTTCGCGCCCGCGAACTCGGACTCGGTGTACCCCTCGTCGAGGACGTAGCCCATCGACGGGTTTGACTCGTATATCTCGTCCAGGATGTCGGCGAACGTGCAGTCCTTGGGCGGCAGCTTCGGCGTCGCCCAGGACGCCCAGCACATGCGCCGCATACCGCCCTCCAGGATGGACTTGCGGACGCGCGCGAACACGGTGCCAGCGCTGCGCTCGTTGGGCGGGGTACCCATATAGATGATCTGGCGCTCGCCAGTGGAGGAGGCGGACAGGGTGTAGGCGATCGCGTCGTACTGGGTGTCGGTAAGTTCCTGCGCCTCGTCGTACACGACCAGCTGGATGTCGTCGAAGCCGCGCGCCGTTCCGTTCGTGCGCGCGATGAACTCGATGGAGCCGCCGTTCTTCAAGTAAATGGCTTCCTCGCCGTTGGTTCGGCGGATTCTCTCGACCAGCTCCATGAGCTCGGGGTGGTGCTCGTCGGTGAAGTACTTCACCAGTCGGTTGAACGCCTTCTTGGCCGTCTTCACGCGGTGCGCGGTGTGCAGGATGTGCCAGCCGCACACGGCCAGGCGGAACGGCTCGTAGATTTCGAGCCCCGCGTTCTTGCCGTTCTGGCGGGGCACGTCCAGGCCGCACGTGACGTAGGTGGGCTTGTCGTCGCTGTTGCAGGCGCACCAGTCGGCAAGGATTAGCCGCTGCCACGGGAATGGCGAGATGCCCAAGTCCTCGCCGAGGGCGATCGCGTCGTCGGCCTCGGTGTACGCGACCTCGCCGTTGCGGTAAGCCCTACGAGGCTCCTGCCTGCCTTTTCGCACGGCGTCCCGAGACGATCGTGAGGACGGTTGCTTGCTTGGCGGCATTCGCGTCCTCCTTCTCGTGGGTGTCGCAGATTCCCAGCTGCTTGTTGAGCTGCCGAATCTCCGCGCTTGCGGTTTTCAGGGTGCTGATTTGCGGGAAGGCCTTGAGGTCCCCCATGTCGTTGCTGTAGGCGGTCTGACCGCCGAAGTTGTCCAGCTCCTCCTGCGCCGTGTCGGCTATCTTGTACCACTGGCACAGAAGCGAGAGCGCGGGCGCGTCCGACTGCGAGAAACTGCGGCCTTGAGTGAGCTCGTCCCATTTGGCGGACTTGAACGGGTCCGACTCGATGCCCGGGGGCTTGGTTATCGGCATGTCCCACCTCTTTTCGGGCAATGAAA